TTACTTCGTTGGCTCCACGATCTCGCCGACACGACGATAGACGGTCTCGGTGATGCGCTTGTCGGTGTGTCCAAGCAGCCTGGATGCCCGGCCGAGGTCAGAAATTTCAGAGGCCGCTTTCGGGCGGATGTCCCGGAACTGGAACTGACGGATTGCGGTGGCCAGAGTCTCGTCGAGGTCCTCAAGCGCCGAGCCGGCGGCGGCCGACCGTGCTTCGTCAAAGCGAATGCGTAGCATGGAGGATGTCATCCGGCGCCCATCGGGCGTTGTGATCAGATACGGGCCGGCTACGCCGCGCTGGCGCCGCTGCTCGCACAGTCGCGCAACGAGTTGTCCAAGCGCCGTCGGGCTGCCGTCGACATCAAGCATGATGCGCAACTTCTTCGACGTCTTGCCCTGGGCGATCTGCAAGTGCCCGTCCTGAATGTCCGCCTCCCGAATGATCAGCACGTCGCTCGGCCGCTGCGCGGTGAGATAGGCAAGGTCCATGGCATCGCGGAGTTCCGGTGGTGCCGCGCCGTATACCGCGTTCCAGACCTCGGCCCTGGCGTAGAAATCGCGCGGCGTCTCGCGGTTCTTGCGAACCCCCTTCACCGGGTTTTCAGCCGTGACGATCCCCCACTCCCTGGCGATGTTGAAGATGTGGGAGAAGAGGGATAGCTCCCTGTTCGCCCGAACCTTCGCGGACCGCTTGTCCCGGTACTGTGCCAGCACTTGGGGGGTGAAGCCTGCGGCGCCACCGTCCAGGCCGCAGCAGAAGTGGAAGTGTTAGAGGGTGCGCTTGATGATCATGCGGCGGGTTCCTTTTCGCGAACGTGACGATGCACTGCGCCATGCGTGATGGCGCAGTGATGTCGTTGGGGCTAGAGTTGGGTGGCCCGGCATGGGGCCGGATCAGGGAGAGCAGGTGAGCGACTACGAATTGCTAGATGTCGAGATCTACTTCGACGCCAGAAGAGGTGAGAACAGGGCTAGACCATTGCCAGGTCAAAAGTATCCACCATCAATGGTCGTGGAGTGCTCTAAAACGTTCCGGGAATCCAATCCAGTAGGTGCAAAATTCCGTTTGCATGTGAAGCTGAAAGCGAAGAAGACCGATGACTGCCGTGAGCATTTGTACTCGTATTACAGATGGCACGTTCAACGTCTCGACTAATCGACAACCAAGGTTGCTCTTCTGCATGCGACTATCGTGCTAACCCCTTGGTGTCGTGGAAGATGTCGAGCTGCGCCGAGACTTTCGCGGCTTCCTCTGCCGCGGCGGTGACGCGCTCAAGTTCGTGCGCGATGCGCGCCTCGGCGATAGCCAGATAGGGAGCCTCGCGCTCGATGCCGACGAACTCGAACCCTCCGCGTACCGCTGCCTTGCCGGTGCTACCGCTGCCCGTGAATGGGTCCAGAACCTTGCCGCCTGGAGGGGGGCCAGGCGCACGAGGTATGCCATCAGGTCCGCAGGATTCACCGTGGGGTGGTTGTTCTGGCTGGTCTTGTCGGTGCCCTCTGACTGGAAACTGCCAGGGTTCTGGCTCCCGCTGGACCAGTGCAGCGGCTTGCGCTCCATGTGCTCGCAGCCTTCGTTGCGATCTCGGCGGGTTGCTTTCGCGCAGTAGAAGAACCGGGCGGCAGAGCCTTCATCGCCGAACGTGTCTGCGCTTGTAGCGTTGCCGCCATACGTCCCGTAACAGACGGATCCCGGTGCATCTTGAGCAGCACGGATTGTGCCGCCCTTCATCACGCCGGACTTTGTATGCGGGAGGAGCGCCACCACTTCCGGGCTGCCATCGTGGATCAGGTTTGGGGCCAGCGGCCAGCAACCGCACCGCCGCGCGGCCCTGGCTTCATTGCGAAGTTGGTGCCGCCGGTTTCAATGTAGCGACGCTCGGCGCTGGCTTCGCCGGACCGTGTGCGTGGTACATGCTCGTCGTGCCGGCAGGGAATTCCGCCAGACCCGGAGCGCAGAGCCTCGCCGGTTGGGATGCGATAAGCGTCGATGTTCAGTGCCCCGGTACCGTGGGCCAGAACGTTTCGTGCAACCGTGCCCATCAGGGGCTTTCGGGCCATGCAGATGGGTTCGTGCCCCGGCTTGAGTGCGGTCCCCCAGCCTTCGTACTCGCCGGACAGGTTGTGCGATTTCGGGAGTCCACTGCCGAACACCCACATGATCTGGTCGCGGATCTCGAAGCCGGCCATTTCGATGCCGACCGCCATATGGCGAACTGGTACAGGAGCCGGACACGATGGTACAGCGCCTTCACGAGGAGAGGGTCTAGATTGAAGAAAAGGCCCGCGTTCTGCGGAATGCTGTTCACATAAGAAAAACGCTGCGCCCCTAGGGGAGTTACGGCGTTTTTCTTGGCCTGTATTCCAGCCTCTGTGGGGCAGTTTTGCTGTCGAGCCCCCTCGGGACGGCTGAAAAACATACAAAAAACCCGCAGCCAGTCATCTGGCTGCGGGTTTCTGGAGTAGCCCGAGAAACTTTAAACGCTTAAGTGAACAGCATTACGCGTTCTGCGGGCTTTTTGAGGTGTGGCGTCTTTTAACCGAGAGGTGGCGTCAGTAGGTCATAGGTCATGTTGATGCTGCCATTTCCATTGGCAATAGCCCAAATGCCCTGACCTGGGGGCACGTACAACGGATATTGTATCCCTACAGATGGGACAGGGGTGCCGATGAAAATCAAGCGCTTCGTGCTGTCACCGTATTCAGTCGGCGGAGCGGTGTCTGCAAATACCTGTACGCCGATGACGCCCGATGCGGAGTTTGCAAATAGCGTGCGGATGACCAAACCGTACAAGTTGTTTCCAGGTGCGACTACCTGCACAACAGTAGTGCCCACTGCTCGGTTGGCAAATAGAGTGCCGATGGGGGTGGGGTTTGCGAGCTGTTTCATGTGCCCTCCTTGGAGTCCGTAAGTGGTAGGACCAGGCCGCGCTAGAGTCGAGGCGCGGCCTGTGCCGGACTGCTGTCTTCCCAGGCCGGCGGAGAGAATCTATCAAGGGTGGGGTGGTGGGGTGGGACGAAAAGCCCCGCGGTGGGAGGCCTCTACTGATCACCGATCGTATTGACTTCCCGTGATCCGTTTATAGCTTCCTGAAATTCCAAGCGCCCAGCACCTTGGCTTGGAAGTGAACGTCTTCCATGCGGGCCTTCTGCGGCTCGAAGGACTTGTTGTCCGACACCAGCAGGTAGTGCTCGGCATCGTGGATCTGCACCCGCTTCACGAACAGGTGCTGCAACCAGGTGAAGACGTAGGCGCCTTCATCAACGAAGTCGGTGATGCCCACGTCGACGAGGATCGGGGACTTGTCCTCGATGGTGCCCAGCATGCTCTTTACATCACTGCCTGCCGGCGCTTACAGCGCAGAAGCTGTTGCTGAACTGTACCTGGAACGATGGGAGATAGAGCTAGGGTTCCGGGACATCAAAAGCTCGATGCAACAAAACGCGATGACGCTTCGCAGCAAGAAAGTCGACCTGATCTATCAGGAGGTATGGGGGCTGCTACTTGCCTATAACATCATTCGTCGCGAGGCCAGCCAGGCGGCTGTGGCCTTTGGCCGGGCGCCTTCGGACATACGCTTCAAGCCTGCATGTCAGTACATCGCCGTGCAATTGATCGTGATGGCTGCAGCCAACCCGGTGTCAGCAACGGGTAGAAGGCTCGCTGAACTCAGGGGAGGTATAGGAGGGCTGTTTCTGGATCACCGCCCAAGGCCCGGAAGGCCAAGGACGGTGAAGATATCGAAGACCCGGTATCCAGTGGATCGCAAGGCTGCTCCGCTTAAGTGAACAGCATTACGGTCAGATGCCGGGCTTTTTGATTTTGGGAGCGCGCGTCAACACGCCGCTAGATTCGGTTAGTTCAAGGAGCCGGGCGCGCAGCAGGCGGCGTGCTTTAACGAGTCGCCGATCTCGAATACAGCCTGCGCCCTTGCACTGCTTCGGTTGCTTGACTGGCTCGGCGCAAATCACAAGGCGCATTTCAAGTGCGGCCAGTGCGCTTTCGACCTGCTCCATTTTCGATGTATGCAAGAAGTCGACAAGACGATCTCCCTGCACTTGGGCGATGCCAAGCACCCGGCATAGATCTGCCTTCCTCATGCCTCGCCTCATCATCTCATTCCATAGAGCGATCTTTGCGACGGTCACAGCCGGAAGATGTACGACATGCTCTTCTGGCTCTGGAGCGCTAGCCGCTGGAATTGATCGGCGTTGATCAACGTAGAGCGACAATGTGGTTTCGATGGCATCAACGGCCTCGCTGAGCGCGTGCTCGACGGTGTCTCCGTAGCTGTTCAGCTCTGGAAGGTCTCGACAGAAAACGGCAACGCCAGGAGCGCTGTCGTCCTGCTCGAAACGGATTGCGAAGTTGTACATGGTGTCCCCTCTGGGTGACTACGTTCAGCAGTGGGGGCCCTCAGAGCCCCAGTTGCTTGATGATCGCCTTGCGTGTCGGCTCCGGCATTTCTTTGGTGCCGTGATCTGCGAAGGTTGTTGTCTTACCGTTCAGGGCGGTCACCTTGAAGTGACTGCCCTTGCCAGCTTCGAAGGTCACGCCTTGCGCCCTTAGCCAGCGTCGGAATTCGCTGAACTTCATCACCTCATCTCGTCTGAATCGTTGAAACAAGAATACAACATTTTTGTTGTATTACAACATTAGTGTTATGCATTAGAGAGTGCAGTCCTATGCCGTTCGTCGTTATCCCCCAACCTTTCCCCGCTAGCCCGCTGCGCAGACGCTATTCGACACCGAGGACGAACCGCCTGCGCAAAGAGCTCGACACGCTCCGCGAGCGGAAGAAGGCGATGGAGGACGATGCCAGAACCGTCGGCGAGTGCGCGGGCTGAACAAGCCGCCCAGAATGCTATTGACCGGATCGACGCTCGTTCCAGGGCGGCGCTCACCAACCAGCAGAAGCGCGCCAAGGAGTTGGAGCAGTACAGGAAGGATCTAGAGGCGATCCGCGAGGTGAACCCGAACGATGACCGCCTGCAGCAGGCGACCATCGATCGCGAGATTGCCAACATCAACGTCAAGTACAAGGACCAGAAGGGCTCCGCCGGTTCGGTGGATCTACGCACGGTCAACGCCGCGAAGAACAGCTTGGCGAGATCACCGCGACCTACCGTAGCGCGCAAAAAGAATTGGAGGCATCCCAACGCGCAGGCGTGATCAGCGCGGAAAGCTACGCGCAGCAGCGCATCTCGATCATCCAGCAGGAGCGGGATGAGGTCACCCATGCCTACGAGCGTGAAATCGCAGCGCTGGAGGCTGCCAGGGCGAAGCAAGGAACCTCGGCAGCCCAGCGAATCCAACTCGACCAGAAGATCGCCGACGCCAGGACGGCGCTGGTCAAGGCGCAGAAGGATGCAGCCACTGAGCTGGCTGTGCTGGCGTCGAACGAAGAGGGCAGGCTGGCCAGGCAGAAGGCCGCAACTGAGGTTTATGTCGATCAACTCGAGCGGCAGCGGGAACTAGGGCGGTGATCTCCCTTGGCCTTGGTGATCGCCAAGCTGGCCTCCAGAGCAGTCTGGATGGTGCAACGGATCGCTTCAATGACGAGCGTTCCAAGCCGCTCGATCGCCGCCGCACTGCGCCGGACAAGTACTCGCAGGAGGACTACGAGCGTGACCTGGTAATTTTGGCGGAGGCCGAAGACAAGTATCGTGACACGGTGGTCTCGAACTACGACAAGATCAGCCGGGCCCAGGGGGATTGGCGCAGCGGTGCTTCCTCTGCCTTCCAGAACTACTTGGAGAGCGCGAGAGACGTATCCGGTCAAACCAAGAACCTATTCGGCAACGCTTTCAGCAGCATGGAGGATGCAGTCGCGGCCTTCGCCACGACCGGCAAGTTGTCGTTCTCCGACTTCGCCAAGAGCATCCTGGCCGACATGGCGCGGATTGCAGCGCGCGCCGCTGCCTCGCAGGCCCTTTCGTCCCTCTTCGGCGGCTTCTTCGGCGGTGGAAACGCTGCCGCGCAGTCGGGTGTCGACAACCTGGTGAGCAACAGCGGGCTGTTCGCCAACGGTGGTGCGTTCGCCGGCGGCGTGCAGATGTTCGCCACTGGCGGGGCCTTCACCAACAGCGTGGTCAGCACGCCTACTGCGTTCGGCATGAGCGGCGGCCGCCTGGGTGTGATGGGCGAAGCGGGGCCAGAGGCAGTAATGCCGCTGACCAGAACTTCGTCCGGCGCCCTCGGTGTGCGCGCTATGGGCGGTGGTGGTTCGCAGATCAACGTCGAGGTGAACATTGCCTCGGATGGTTCGGCCAACGTCTCCAGCAGCCAGCCTGGCCTGGACCAGTTCGGTCGCGACATCGGGACGTTCGTCGAGCAGAAATACCGACAACTCCTGGCGCGTGATCTGCGGCGTGACGGTGCGATCGGCCGCGCCATCAACGGGTAGAGCACATGGCAATCGAAACCTTCACCTGGGGCACCGAGAGCGGTGGCGAGGGCGACATCACCTTCGCCACCAGGTCCGCGCAATTCGGTGACGGCTACAAGCAGTTGGTGAGCGAAGGTCTGAACAGCAAGTCCCAGAGCTGGCCTGTGTCCATCACCGGGCCGGCGGCGACCATCAAGGCCGCGATGGACTTCCTGGACCGCCACACAGGAGCGCGGGCGTTCCTCTGGACGCCGCCCCTGGGCGGCCTGGGCCTCTACACCTGTGCGGGGTACCGACCAGTCAACCTCGGCGGCCGGGTCTACCGGCTGACCGCGACCTTTGAACAGGCATTCCATCCATGACACTGATCACCGATATCCAGAAGCTGGAGCCGGGCGGCGAGGTCGTGCTGTTCGAGCTCGACGGCAGCGACTTCGGCGCCGACGTGGTCCGGTTCCACGGTCACGCTATCCCGCACAGTCCGCAGGAACTGGCCGCCGCCGGCGCCAACGCCGACCAGTTACCGGCGAAATCGATCTGGTGGCAGGGCCGCGAATACGCGGCCTGGCCGGTGCAGATCGAGGGCATCGAGGCCAACAGCGATGGTAGGCGCGGCCGAGCTTCACCGCCAGCAACGTCAATGGCCGGATTACGGCGCTCTGCCTGGCGTTCGAGGACCTGCTCCAGTTCCGCCTCACCATCCGGACGACGCTGGCGAAATATCTGGACGCGGCGAACTTCCCTGGCGGCAATCCCGACGCTGATCCCTCCCAGGAGATCGTCGAGATCTGGTACTTGGACCAGAAAACCAACGAGGACGGCCAGTACGTGGCCTGGGAACTGGCCTCGCCAGGTGACGTTGGCGGCGAGCAGGTCGGTCGGCAGATGACGACTCTTTGCCACTGGGCGATGACGGGCGGGTACCGCGGGCCCGACTGCGGCTACACCGGCCCGTACTTCGACATCGACGGCAACCCCACCGATGACCCAGCCCGGGACGAGTGTGATGGCTGCCTGGGCACCGGTTGCATCCCGCGCTTCGGTGAAGGCAACCAACTGCCCTTCGGCGGCTTCCCTGCCGTCTCGATCATCGCCAGGAGCTGACCATGCTCAAGCACATCCTGTCTGCCGTGCAGAAGCACGCCGCGGCAGAGTATCCGCGCGAGTGCTGCGGACTGATCATCCGTTCTGGCCGGAGCCAGCGATACGTTCCCTACGAAAACACCGCTGCCGACGCCGGCGAGGAGTTCCGCATCGCGCCGGAGGCGTATGCAGAGGCAGAGGATCAGGGAGAGATCGTCGCCGTGGTGCATAGCCACCCCGATGCCACCAGCCGACCGAGTGCCGCAGATGTCGCGATGTGCAACGCCTCGGGCCTGACTTGGCACATCCTGAGCTGGCCGGAGGGCGACCTGCGTACCATCGAGCCCGTCGACCAGGTGCCGCTGCTCGGGCGCGCCTTCGTGCATGGGGTGCAGGACTGCTGGCAGGTCTGCGCCGACTGGTACCAGAGGGCGTGGGGCATCGAGTTCCCGCACTTCGAGCGGGCCGACGGCTGGTGGGAGCGGTCAGACGGTCCAAGCCTCTATGAGCAGCGGTTCGAGCCTGCTGGCTTCGTCCGGGTGGACCGGCCGCAGCGCGGCGACATGATCGTCATGGCAGTGGGGCGAACCGCGCACCCGAACCACGCTGGGATCTACCTGGCGGACGACCCATCACTACCTGGCGAGGATGTGCAGCACTTCGGCGCCGGGCCATTCCTGTTGCACCACCTATATGGGAAACCCTCAGAAATCATCGTGTTCGGCGGGCCGTGGCTTGAGCGGGCGCGCCTTGTGTTGCGTCATCGGGACGCGAAATGAAGCGGATGTGCCGCGGGAGGAGAGTATGCAGCAGCGCTATTTTCTAACCATCCATGACCTATTTACGGTGCGCGATGGCGTGCGGTGCGGCGGCGAGGCGTTCGTGGCGATCCTCGACGATCAGGATGAAATCGACCGCTTGAGATTCGCCGGCATGACGAGTCCAGGTAGCGCTGGGTATCGTCGTAGCTATTCCGGGAAGCCTGGGCTCACCGTACGACTGGTTTCTGGTCCAGGGCGTATCACCTTCGAAGCGATCAGCTCGGCGGCGTGAGGCCGCCGAGCGTGCATGGATTTCAACGGTCGTTTTCTTCCAGATCAAGTAGTTGATTATCCCCGAAGCGGGGATGCAGACGATTCATCTTGGCAATGAAATCAGGGTAGTCATTGGACAGCTTCATGGCTGTAACAACGGATGCCAGATGCTCTCGAAGGCGAGGATGGCCAACCTCTTGAGTAAGACGGCGGTGCAGGTGCCTTTTTTTCTCATCTTTGGCTGCCTGCTTCTTCAACTCTTCAAGCAGTCCAGGCGCCAAACGCTCGTAAACAATGTCATTAGTGAGCGTACCGAAGTACTGAGGACGGAATTTGGGGTTTTCTGGCGGGTACTTCAGGCCTCGCAAGCGGAACAACTCTTCGTAATACTCGGCTGGAAATGCCCGCACGTATGGCTGTAGTTCTTTTGCCACCCAAGCCTCAAGTATCTTTGCAAGAGCATCTTTGGCACGGTCACGCTGATAACCGGTCGCCTCGTCAATAAGCGCGATGATGCCCACACGAGCGAAGCCGCGCACAAGGATTTCAGCTTGTGCGGCAATATGCATTTGTTGTTTCTGTAGAAGGTTTTCCGATCTCGCCGCAAGGATCACATCGCAAAGGTCTGCCAGAATGGTTGCCTCATAGCCATTGGCGACCGATCCGATGCCGGGTGTGCGGAAACGTATCGGCTGTTTTAAGCGCTCTGCAACTGCGATGCTGCGCGAGTACAACTCATTGATTTCTTTTGATTTTTCAGAGATCGATAGGGCGAAATTGGCAAGTCGCTGCTCGCCGCTAGAACTGCCGCCAGTAGACATGCCGATACCAGCTTGCAGGCCGCGCTGAGAGAGAACCCGAGTACCATCTTCCAGAACATAGCAGGTGAGTTCAGCATCTCCAATTCGCAGCGGGTGATCTCCCGACTCATGTGTTGCGACTGGTAGTTTAGCCAGTTCAGCCTTGGCTAAGGCCGCCTTCCTGGCGTTTTCTTTGCGTTGCTCCGGGGTCAGCGATGCTTGTCTGGCTGCGCCACCTTTAGCGCGTCCTGATGGTTTCTTGTTGGTTTCTTTCGACATGGCTTGGTGCTCCGACTGCTGCTGGTGTGCAAACATTATTGCATTTTGCTAGCAATCTGCAAGCAAATTAACGGATGCTTGTATCCAGATGCGACTGGTGCTGCGGTATCGCGAATTGCCGAACGACGCGGGTCGGCAAAGTCAATCGGAAAATCCACGGTAGCGCTCCCGGCATTTCTTTGGTGACGAAAAAAAATACTCCGGGCACCTACCGGGTATTTCTTGCGGCAATCGAAAAACCGTTTGGTCAGACTTTCTTCACCGGCCAAAAAAGCAAAACCCCCGAGAGCTGGCCGGCTTCGGGGGTTTTTGTTTCCACCCCTTGGGAAGGACAAGGAGCAGAACATTGTTCAATTATAGACCCAAGCATCGGGTCAAGGTAGATGGGAAAATGAACGCAACTGATGCCGGAATCGTTGGTAAGCGCCTGGCCAACGCCGCACTCATCCTAGCCACAGGCTTAGCTATTGCATGCATCATAGCATCCATCGGAGTTGCGCTGGGTTGACTGAAGCCGACCGTTAAGCGATTGGCGCTGTGGTATCGGGAGGGCCGATGTGAGGCGACTAGCGGGGCTTTAATGAGATGGTCACCTCCACACCCTGCCAGGGCTAGGCTTTGGCAGGGTGTTTTATTTACGGAGACCATCCATCATGAGCGCAGTCGCACTGGTAGGTATCGATCTCGGCAAGCACAGCTTCCATCTGCATGGGCAGGACAAGTCTGGACGCGAGGTTTTCCGCAAGAAGACGACCCGGCAGCAGATGATGCGGTTGCTGGGTAACCTGCCAAGTTGCACGGTGGTAATGGAAGCCTGTGCTGGGGCTCATTTCGCCGCGTGTCAGTTGGCGACATTCGGCCATGAAGTGAAGCTGATCGCTCCGCAGTTCGTACGGCCTTTCGTCAAGGGCAACAAGAACGATTTCATCGATGCCGAAGCGATCTGCGAGGCGGCCTCGCGTCCCACGATGCGTTTCGTAACGCCGAAGACCGAGGCCCAACAGACGCTGTCCGTACTGCATCGGATACGGGAATCCCTGGTGCGTGATCGCACCAAGACTGTCAACCAGGTCCACGGTTTCCTGCTGGAGTTCGGTATCAGCCTGCCGAAAGGACTGTCGCTGGTCAGACACCTTTCAAACACATTGGCCGAGCACGAGTTGCCACCGCGGCTATGCCTATTGCTGATGCGTCTGCACAGCCATTTCTGCTACCTGGAACAGCAGCTCGGGGAGCTCGATAAAGAGATGGCGAGCGAATTGGCGGAAGACGATCTGGGGAGCCGCCTGCTGGGCGTTCCTGGGGTAGGTCCGATCACTGCAAGCCTGCTGTCGGCGGAGCTGGGCGATGGCAAGCAGTACGGCTGTAGCCGAGACTTCGCCGCATCTCTCGGCCTGGTTCCTCGCCAATACAGCACTGGCGGTAGAAATACCCTGCTGGGGATCAGTAAGCGCGGCGACAAGAACCTACGACGTCTGCTGGTGCAATGTGCCAGATCCTATCTCCAGCGAGTAGATCGCCATCAGGGAGCCTTGGCCGACTGGGTGCGCTCATTGCGCGAGCGGCGCCACTCGAACGTGGTGGCCTGCGCCCTGGCGAACAAACTGGCCCGTATCGTCTGGGCCATGGCAGTCAATCACTCAGAGTTTGAAGCAAGGCCAAGTGCTTGCGCCGCCTGACCTTGCATTTACCGCTGTACCACGAAACACCCTTTCAGGTTTTGCGATCACTGGACAACAGATGATGTGAACGGCACACCGGCCTGACGGACACCCTGAAGAAACGATTGGCCTTCGAGGCCGCGGCTTTTCTTAGGACCGCTGGGCGCGACTCTCATCGTGGCGCGGGGCAACTGCTCCAAGTAGACGCCGGATAGATTCAAGCGAGCCAAACACTCATCGTTGAACAGTATTGCAGAAACGGGGGTGACCATAGATCTGTTTCTGGTGGGGCGGTGCGCGTAGGGCAGTTAACCTAGCCATTGGCAAGATAATCATTGAGACATTCCTGAGAAAACTCCCTTGGAGCTTCCAGGAATAGGTTCAAGAACTGGGGGAGAGACTTAGCGGTAAGCATGGCAAAATCGTTGTACGCAATCGTGTCGAATGCAGTCTCCGGGGACTTATCAGCGGTCTTAACTATTCGCTGCAAGGAAAACTGAGTGGCACCCTCAAGCATGCCCCGCCTATCTAAGGCCGCGATCAAAGCTTGAATCTCAAGCTCGCGTGGCCGCCGCTCTATGGTGAGCAGGGTTTCATCAGCAAGCAGGATAAAGTCGCCGATCTCAATTACCACTGTCAGTGCTGAGTGATTGTGTTCGCCTTCCCTAACCGCGAGCCAAACTGCTTTTATAGGGCTTGCGTTGTTTATCACAAAAAGAAGGTCATCAAGTGCGTCGCTCGTGCTTACGCAAGCGCGAACTCTGTAGATTCTCTGGAGGCCGAGAATCGCCAGCATGCGATCTAGAGCCGGACTGGAGTGGGCCTGAAAGCTTTCCTCCAGGCGAGCAACGATCTCCGCATTGAGAGATCGGTGATTCTGGCTGGCGGCTTCCTCAACCTTCGCCCGGAGGGCTGGCTGCATACGGAGTCCGAAGGGATTTATGTTGCGGATCAGGTCGTCGTCTTTCATAGCTACACACTGTAACCACTTTTTTTGTTGACACATAGACACACGATGTTATCATTACATCGTGTAGTCACTACGTGCAACCTATTGGAGAGCCAAATGGAAGAGATCATGCGCACCCAAGTGCGAATCCCTCGAGACCTGATGGAGTGGCTGAAGCAGCAGGCGAAGGAACAGAGTCGCTCGATGAATGGGCAGCTTGTTGAGGTGCTGAAGCTGGTAAAGCGAGGGCAGGCAAATGCCTGAAATGAAGAAGCCCCAGGTGCTGCAACACCCAGGGCTTCGGGGAAACGTCGAAATCTACGAGGAAACCAACGTCATGCACGATCATAGCACAGATGTAGCAGATGTAACCCCAGAGACCGTCCCGGCCATGGTCTACGCCGGCCATCCCGTAGTGACCACAGCTTTGCTTGCCCGCCTGTATGGCGCCGAGGCAAAGCATATCCAGAACAACTATGCACGCAACAATGCTAGGTTCGAGTCTGGGAAGCACTTCTTCAAGGTTGAAGGGGCTGATCTCGCAGACCTGAAGAACAAACCCTCTTTGAGAGGGTTTGTTGGTGTGAAGGCCAAAAGCTTGATCCTCTGGACTGAGCGCGGTGCGGCCCGACACGCGAAGATGCTGGAGACGAACGAAGCCTGGGATGTCTTCGAGAAGCTAGAGGACTGCTATTTCGGCAAATTCGAATCTGCGCGTCAGGTTCCAGCGCCGGCGAACCAGACTCTGCTCGGTACCACCATCGGCACAGACGGCTTCCACTGCCTGGCTGCTGTGGTTGATGGGAAAGTCCGCCACCTGCCGGCGCGGATGCGGCGCGGTGCCAAGAATCACATCTGGTCGCAGGTTCACAAGGCGTTCAGCGTGGTCAGCGTCGAGGACATTCCGGCGTCTAGCATGGACGGCGCGCGGAACTTCATCGCCGCCTACGCCTTGGAAGGCGAGTGGCTGCCGAAGGAAGAGAAGAAGACCGGCACCTTCGTGCTGGACGAGTACCAGGCTCAGTTCGTGCACAGTCTCATCCACTACACCCACTGGGTGTGCTGCCGCTGGGATCAGGGTATCGGAGCGGCAGTGAAGGCGTTGAATCCGAAATTCCACACGAAGACATGGGAGTTCTTCCGAGACTTGAGGGTGTGCGCGGAGGTGCTCGAAAGTGCGGCGCCCGAACTGGTTGCACACTTCCGCAGTCGCGGCGCTCTCCGCCCGCATGACTGCATTGCGGCAGGTCATCCCGTAGGCCATCCGGCAGACTGACTCGCGTCGCCCCACCCGAACCCAGCCATGCGCTGGGTTTTGGTGCTGGCGATTTGGTACCCTTTGGCCTTTCTCTGGGAGGCTGAAGATGAAGCGCACATGGTTCCTGCTCGGAACATTGGTGGTGCTGGCTGGGTGCGGGTCGCCCGAGCAGAATGCTATATGGACAGCTGAAAAGGCTGTAGCAAATATACTCAAAGATCCAGAGTCAGCAAAGTTCAATGGTAGCTTCTTCATGCCTGACGGTGGTAACGAGCAGCTTAAAAGTGGTCACGTATGTGGTTACGTGAACGCAAAAAATTCTTTTGGTGCGTATGTTGGAAACCGAAGATTTGTGGCTCCGGCGATCGTTGGACCTGATGTTGTAGATGTCGGAAACGTTACAATCGACGATGGAGATACAAGGTTCGCGATAGGAACAACCGAGACAGTATTTGAAAAAGTATATTGGAACCCAAACTGTGTGCCGGGGTAAAAGTCGCAGGTTGTCGATAGGTCAGAGGGTGGTGAAATTTCAAAGGCCGAATGGTCTGTGCAAGTTGCCAGTCTTTCTTCTGACGAAAAAGCCGAAAAGCTTAAGGCTGAGCTTGAGAGTAATAAGTTTTCAGTATATACGACTAAGAAGGACGGTATGAATCGCGTGTACGTTGGCCCATTCTCCGATAGATCGTCAGCCTCGAGTGCTAGTTCTGATTTGAGCAAGAGGCTTGGTTTAAATGGGTTTGTTGTTATAAAAAGTGAATTATAGTTTTGTGTGTAAACCGCCTCCGGGCGGTTTTTTATTACCTGGAGAAACACATGTCCACCGCAGCGCACCACACTCCGATGACCACCATAAAACTCTACGGCGCGCTCCGGCAGTTCGGCCGGGAGTACCGTATGCTCGTCGGGTCGACTGCTGAAGCGATCAAGGCCTTGTGCGTGCAAATTCCAGGCCTCGAGCGCTTCCTCGCCAATGCCCACCTGCGAGGCATGGAGTTCGTTGTATTCCGTGGGAAACGGAACATTTCCGAAGATGAGCTGCAGTTCGGGGGCGCCGAGGAAATTCGCATTGCTCCGGTCATGCGGGGCCGGAAGCGTGGTGGGTTGGTGCAGACGATTGTGGGTGTTGCCCTTATCGTGGCGGCGACCATCATGGCCGGCCCTGGTGGTTTCGCCGCTGCTGGTGGTCTGACTGGGGCGATGGGGACAGCAGGTGTGGCGATGGCGATCGGCGGCGTCATCCAAATGCTCAGCCCCCAGGCCCAGGGCCTGAAGCAGAGTGCGGCGCCGGAGAACTTGCCCAGCTACGCCTTCGGCAGCGCTAGAAATACCACCGCCAGCGGGAACCCGGTACCGATCTGCTACGGGAAGCGCCGCTGGGGTGGGGCGATTATCTCGGCTTCAATTTACGCTGAAGATAAGTCCTGAGTTTCTATCAGAAATTAACTTTAACTTTAGACGGCGGATGAGTCTGGGTTGCTTTCTATGTAGGCTGAAAGTTCGTCTTTTACCTTGAGGCCAACGGCCTTTGTTGTGCTAGGTCCACTATGTGGAATGTAATAGGTGTCAATTCCGCGAGGGTCTTTAAGGCGTTGATGTGTGTCGAGCTCTGATGTCCAGGGTAACAATATATTTCCTTTCTTAAAGTCGGACTTTGTTTTTCCAGTCTCTAGATAGAGTTCTATTAGTTCTCCGGAGCTGTTGGTGGTGGTGGCTTTTCTGTTTTTCTTCAATTCCTTAGCCGTTTTTTCGTCAAGTGCGTATTTTAAGCTGTCGTCTAGGGAGTCAATTTTGTCTGGTGATACAATTAAGACTTGTTTTGCTCCTTTCGAAGCCAAGTCAAGAATACGTCCGAACTCGGCATCCCTTTGGATGTATTCTTCGCTGTGAAACTTCATTTTACTTTCCTTGCTGTTAAGAAATTTGCTTGATAGTGCAGTGTCGAAATTACATCCCTGTGATGGCTGCTGGCTACTGCTAATGCATACAGTTTAATTGGCCTTTCAGTCCGCGAGAGCGGACTTTTTTTGCGTGCGCCAGGCATGGCGCGTTGCGCGTAAGCGCAACCTGTTTGGCTATGGTGGCCGAGCGGGTGACTTGGAGGTGAAAGTCCTCTACACACCCGGCAAGGGGAAGTGTTAGCCAGAGGCAAGGGTGTCGCGGGTGACCGCGAATCTGAAGGAAGCCCGAGGCAAAATGCTGGCCTGACGAACAGGAAGCGGATAGAGGCGGCGCAGCGGGGTAAGACGGCCCAAATCGTCAAAGCCCAGTACTTGCACGGAACGCTGTGACGTAGATCCGACAGGCATAAGCAGGAAGGTCGCGCGAATTACCCTGGGAGATCTGTTCGCTTGCCTTGAGCTACCGAGCGTCGGAAGGCGACGGGAAGAGCGGACAGAAGTCAGCCGAGGCCGTAGTAGGTGGCGGTTAACCGCGTCACCAAGGGCCGAACAGGTTATGCCGCCAGTAGGCGCCAGTGTCTCGTTGGATACCGAAATGCAGAAATTTCTCCCAGAGAAGACTGTCACCCCGAGTCCCGGCCAGAAGCCGAGGATGACGCCTGACAGCGCAGAGGTATCGGCGGCGTCATTGACGTGGACGAACGCGGAGCCGGACATGCTGATGGAGCGGGTGCTGGCACCGGCCAACCTCGAGCGTGCGTATCAGCGCGTAGTGAGCAACAAGGGTGCGCCGGGTGCCGATGGCCTGCCGGTCGCAGCCCTGGCGGGCTACGTGAAACAGTATTGGCCAACTCTTAAAGCCAGATTGCTGGCCGGTGAGTACCATCCTCAAGTAGTGCGGGCGGTTGAAATTCCCAAACCGCAGGGCGGTACGCGGCAACTGGGCATCCCCAGTGTCGTGGATCGGCTGATTCAGCAGGCACTGCTGCAACAGCTCACGCCTATCTTCGATCCGTCTTTCTCGGACTCCAGCTACGGCTTTCGTCCGGGCAAGAGCGCTCACCAGGCCGTCGAGATGGCCCGTGCCCATGTGGCATCGGGTTACCGTTGGTGCGTGGAGCTTGATCTGGAGAAATTCTTTGATCGAGTCAACCACGACATCCTGATGGCATGTGTCGAACGACGGGTTGAAGACAAACGGGTGCTCAGGCTCATTCGCCGCTACCTCGAAGCGGGGAGCATGTCGGGTGGTGTTGTCAGCCAACGGCAGGAGGGGACGCCGCAAGGCGGTCCGCTTTCACCGCTGCTGTCAAACATCCTGCTTGATGAACTCGATCGCGAACTGGAGCGGCGAGGCCATCGCTTCGTACGCTATGCCGATGACGCGAACATTTATGTGCGCAGTCTTCATGCAGGTAACCGGGTGCTGGCAAGCATCGAACGCTTCCTGATTCAGCGTCTGGGGTTGACGCTGAACCGGGACAAGAGCCGTGTGGCGAGAGCGTGGGAGTGCAGCTACCTGGGGTATGGGATGAGCTGGCACCGGCAGCCACGGCTGCGAGTGGCAACGATGAGCTTGAGGCGCTTGCGCGACCGGCTCGGGGAGCTGCTACGCAGGGTGCGGGGCCAGAAGATGGCGAGTGTCATCGAGCGGATCAACCCGGTACTACGTGGCTGGGCTGGCTACTTCAAGCTGAGCCAGAGCAAGAGTCCACTCGAGGAGCTGGATGGGTGGATCAGGCACAAGCTTCGCTGTGCCCTATGGCGTCAATGGAAGCGCCCCTGGACAAGGGTACGCAACCTGATGCGGCTGGGGCTTGCCGAATCGCGGGCTTGCAAATCCGCCTTCAACGGCCGAGGCCCATGGTGGAACTCTGGAGCGCCGCATATGAATCAGGCGCTGCCGAAGAAGCTGTGGGAGCAACTAGGGTTGGTTTCAATACTGGATACGGTTAATCGGCTTAGCCGCATAACCTGAACCGCCGTATACGGAACCGTACGTACGGTGGTGTGAGAGGACGGCGGGTGCGAACCCGCCTCCTACTCGATCCGGAGGAAAGCATGGGCACAGAAAACCAGCACCTGGCCGGCCGCAAGGGCGGCAGTAGCAAGCCGAAACAGCCGGTCGAGGCACCCGACAGTCTGCGCTCGGTCGCGACGGCCAAGATCCTGCTCGCCGTGGGCGAAGGCGAGTTCGCCGGCGTTCCGAGCGAGCGCGATATCTACCTCGACAACACCCCACTGATGGACCCGAGCGGTAACCTGAACTTCCCCAACGTTAAGTGGGAGTGGCGCGCGGGGGCGGTGGACCAGGACTACATCCCTGGCATCCCTGCCGTTGAGAACGAAACCAGCGTCAACGTCGAGTTGCGCAGCGATACGCCCTGGGTGCGCTCGCTGAGCAATACCCAGCTTTCCGCAGTGCGTCTGCGCTTCGCCTGGCCAGCGCTCCAGCAGCAGGACACCAACGGCAACATCGGCGGGTACCGGATCGAATACGCCGTAGATCTGGCCACCGACGGCGGCGCCTATCAGGAGGTACTGCGCGAGGCCGTCGATGGCAAGACCACCACCCGCTACGAGCGCTCCCGCCGAATCGACCTGCCGGCGGCCACCAGTGGCTGGCAGTTGCGCGTGCGGCGCCTGACGCCGAATCAGAACAACAACCGTATCGCCGACACCATGCTGATCGCCGGCTACACCGAGGTGATCGACGCGAAGCTGCGCTACCCGAACACGGCCCTGCTGTATGTCGAGTTCAGCGCAGAGCAGTTCAGCAACATTCCGGCTGTCACAGTCGACTGCCGCGGGCGGAAGGTTCAAGTGCCGAGCAATTACGATCCGGAGACCCGGGCCTACCTCGGCATCTGGGACGGCACGATGAAACAGGCCTGGACCGACAACCCGGTCTGGCACACCTACGACATCGTGACCAATGATCGTTTCGGTGTGGGTAAACGCATCAAGGCCTGGATGGTCGATCGCTGGGAGATGTACCGGATTTCCCAGTACTGCGACCAGTTGGTGCCGGATGGGAAGGGTGGCCAGGAGCCGCGCCACACCTGCAACCTGAACCTGCAAAGCCGCGCCGGGGCGTGGGAGCTACTGCGCGACCTCACCGCTATCTACCGCGGCATGGCGTACTGGGCCCAGGGCCAACTGAAGATCCAGGCGGATATTCCGCGCGCCACCGACGTCGATTTCGCCTACACCCGGGCCAATGTCATCGACGGCCGCTTCAGCTACGGCTCAGCCAGTGAGCGCACTCGCTACAGCCGTGCCTTGGTCAGCTACGACAATCCGGCGAACAACTACGATACCGACGTGGCTGTGGCCACCGATAAGCGCCTGCAGCGGCGTTACGGCGACAACCCGGTCGAGAGGTGGCAGCCATTGGCTGCACCCGCGAGAGTGAGGCCCAGTGGCGCGGAAAATGGGCGATCCTGACCAACAGCCAGGATCGCACGGTAACGTTCCGTACCGGTATGGACGGGGCGATTCCGCTGCCGGGATGGGTGATTCCGGTGGCTGACGCGCTGTTGGCTGGACGGGAGATCGGCGGGAGGATCTCGGCGGTTGCTGGCCGAGTGATCACCTTGGATCGCGATACTCAGGCGAAGGCTGGCGACCGGCTGCTCCTGAACTTACCCAGCGGTAAGGCTGAGGCGCGAACCGTGCAGTCGGTAGCCGGGCGCGCGGTGACCGTGACGACAGCATACAGCGAGACTCCGCTACCGGAATTGGTCTGGACCCTCGATGCCGACGACCTGGCGGTGCCGCTCTACCGTGTGATGAAAGTCAGCCAGCCGGAGCGCGGTGTCTTCGAGATCACTGCGCTGCAGTATGAGCCCGGGAAGTTCTCAGCGATCGACACTGGCGCCAAGTTGGAGAGCCGGCCGATCAGCGTTCCGATCACCACCGTGGCGCCGCCGGCGAGCGTCACGCTGACCTCGCACTACCAGTTCGATCAGGGGTTGGCGGTCAGCACGATGACCATCGCCTGGCCTGCTGTAGAAGGGGCGGTGGCATACGACGTCGAGTGGAAGAAGGACAGCGGCAACTGGATCCGCCTGCCGCGTGCCGGCACCACCAGCGTCGATGTGACCGGCATCTACGCTGGTGGATATCTGGCGCGAGTGCGTGCGGTGTCGGCCTTCGACATCACGTCGGTCTGGAAGAGTTCGATCCTGACCCAGCTCAGCGGCAAGACCGGTGCGCCGCCGGCGCTGGCGTTCCTGCGTACCACCAGCGGACCGTGGAAGATCGGCCTGGAGTGGGGATTCCCGGCCAGTGGCGCGGCGGACACCGCCTACACCGAGATCCAACAGTCGGTTACCCCGGGCGGCAGCGAACAGAACGCAACTGCCCTGGGCTTGTTCGCATACCCGACCGACACCCACACGCTGACCTCGCTGGCGGCCGGCGCTCGCCTGGCCTTCCGCGGGCGCCTGATCGACCGTACCGGCAATGTCGGCCCCTGGTCGACCTGGGTCGACGGCATCAGCTCGACGGATGCGAGCGAGTACAACGAACTGATCACCAAGGAGTACGTCGAGTCCGCCCTCGGCGAGCAGTTCTTCGAAAACATCGAGCAAATCGGCGGTAACGTCGACCAGTTGATGGAGCAGTACTACGACGCCGGCACGGTATACCAGAAGGGCCAGATCGTTCGATTGAACGGCAGGTTCTATCAAGCCCTCCAGGACGTTCCCGCGGGCAATCCGCCGCCGAACCCCGTTTACTGGGCTGATGTGGGCGAGCTCGTCGAATCGGTCGATGCCCTTGCGTTACGCGTGACTGAGAATGCGGCCGCGATTGAAGAGCTCGACGGCGTTGTTCAGTCCAGTGCCTCCAGCCTGGACGTGCTGCAAGCAGCCGCGCGCCGGGAGCCGGCTACCGGAGAGAAAGCGGATGCACTGAAGGGGTGGGACACCATTGCTCGAGCAGCCACCGAGGTCATCGTGCGCGCGAATGAGATCGAGGCGCAGGCGAAGCGTGTAGAGACCGTCCAGGCGCAAACGAGCGCCAACGGGGCCGCGATTCAGACCACGCAGAGCGTTGTAGCGTCACTGGATCAGGGCGTGAAGGCGATGTACAGCGTGAAGCTCCAGGCCCATGCCAATGGGCAGTCGTACGCCGCTGGCTGGCAACTGGGCTTCGACAGCGGCACGAGCGTGACGATCATGGCGTTCCAGGCTGATCGGTTCCTCTGGTTCAACAGTTCCAGCGGGCAGACCGTGGCGCCGGTCTCGATCGTCGGAGGCCAGATGTTCATCAACAACGCGATGATCCAGGACGGATCGATCACCAACGCGAAGATCGGCAACGTGATTCAGTCGACCGCACTCGGTGCCAACGGCGAGCCGCTGTGGAAGTTGGATAAGGGCGGCGCGTTCACAATGAACAGCGCAACGTCGGGAGGGTTTATGCGCCAGACGGCAGAGGCAATAAAAGTGTATGACGGAAACTTGGTGCTTCGAGTCCAGATCGGGAATCTTGATGTATGAGTTACGGAATGAGAACGCGTTCAGTCGGTGGCTCAATACTCTTTGACAGCAATAATTACTCATTGAGGATGGTTTATCGTCGGGACTTGGGGAGCATCCCTCAGGGACTTTCAGTCACGGTCCCTGGGTTCGACGGTTCTAAAGGTGTCATGTTTGTCGTCTGCAATACGCAGGATTCTAGATCTTGGATTCCTAGGCATACTATTAGCGGCTCGACTATTACGTTTGGTTGGTCTGGTGATGCAACGGCGAACTACACTCTATATGCGGTGATGTTCTCATGAGTTTCGGTGCGAGGTTTGTTGGGAATGCCGGTCAGGTGATAATCGATCAGGACCACCCTTGTCTGCATCTGGTTGCGTCTGGAACCTACCCAGCGACTAATACCCAGATAATCAACGTCTCATACCCATCCCCGGTTCAGAGCCCGTTCCCGCCGTTTGTTTTCTTTTGCCCTAATGGTTCGCATCACATAACCATGTTCCAACATACTGGCTCAGCTGGGAGATGGACGGGTTTCAGCTGCTACGTGAAAGTGTTTAAAGACACAAGCGGTGTCGTACTAGGGGGGAAGTGGAAGGCATGCGCGGTGTTCATGCCGAAAACTGGCGGATGGGGGATGCAAATATTTGACAATCAGTCGAGAGTGGTGTTTGACAGTAATAGGGATCTTGTTCGGTTCATAAGTGGTACCCAGCTGCTGAATTATTACGGCACGAATGGCAATTATCTGGGGTATTACACCCTGCATTCATGGTCAGCGCCGTGGCCGCATGGGACCGATGGGTATTTTCTGGTTAGTCATTTCAATGTACAGGCGCAACCGCCCCAAGGTGATACTGGAGAGTGCTCCATTGGGTTTGTTACTTCGGCCCGAAACACTGTCGTAGCAACTGTTCAAGTCGGCGGACCTGGGCAAGACGCAATACGAACACCTTTCCCGTGGCCTCTTCTGGCCATTGCATAGCAGGAGAACTCTATGGCGTGGTACTCAACCGGAACCGTTGCGGTGGCCGCGAATAGCCCGACCGTTACCGGTACCGGCACACAGTTCTCGTCCAACGTCCGAGTCGGTGATGCATTTCGCGGACCCGATGGACGCTGGTACGAGGTCACAAACGTCGCCAGTTCGACGGTCATCTCGATCAAGCCCAACTACCAGGGCAGCACGGCCAGCGGCCAGGCCTATGCGGTGGCGCCGATCCTGGGCTACGACAAGGACCTGTCGGATCGATTCAACCTGATCGCCAGCCAGTGGGGGGCAACCCTGGCGGGGATTAAGCCCTGGGCGCTCTCTGCAAATGCGGCGGCAGCGCGGGGAGATCTCGGCCTCGGCAGTGCGGCTGTCCGCGAAGCGCTCGGTAGTTCGGGCGCGCTGTACTCTCGAGACAGCATCCTCGGCGCCGTTTCGCAGTCGAGCGGCGTACCGACCGGTGCGGTGATTGATCGCGGGAGTAACGCGAACGGGGAGTATGTGCGGTTCGCGGATGGGACGCAGATTTGTTGGACGAACACTCTCACCTTCACCGCTGGGGTCTCATCAGTCGGTGCGAACTGGTCGTACCCGGCGAGCTTTAGTTCCTCGTACCCCATCGCTGGGGCTGTCTCCGCTTCTGGTGCTGGTGGAGACTATGACTCTGGCGTGTCGGCGAGAAACCAGGGAGCGGTCTACTTCAATCCATCCGCAGGTACGGCTGGGGTGGGGTTCTTCTGCATATCGTCGGCATCATTCACGTCAGGCGCTCAGACTAGGAATAACAGGGTCGTCGCCATCGGGAGGTGGTTCTGATGATCATCAAGTTGTCACCGTACGCACCACTGCCAGGCAGCGACGAGCACCTGTCGCTGAGCAGGGCTGGCGATGTACTCACCGTGAACGGCCAGGCGTTCGACTTCACTCCGCTCCCGGAGGGCGGTGAACTGCCGGCCGAGGCTATCGGGTCGAAGTGGTTTGCTGGTCCCGCAGTGCGACGTGCCGGCCGGCTGGAGCTGAGTCTGCGGTTCCCGCTGGCCGATGATGCCAGTGCCGCTGCTCGCCTCCCTGAACCGCTGCTGATCGATGCCGACGGACCTGTGGAGTTACCGCGATGATCGACTGGAGCAAGGTAAAGACCGCCGAACAGCAGGCGCAAGAACGCCTGCGAGCCGAGTCCGATGCCGCACTTGCGGCGCGGGCGAATGCCTACCGCTTGGAAAGTGACCCGCTCAAGACCGAGGCCGAGTTCGATGCGATCAAGGCCGGCACCGAGCCGGACTACAGCGCCTGGATCGCCAAGGTCGAGGAGATCAAGGCCAGGTATCCGCTGCCGGAGACGGGCGGCGTGTAGGAATCAGGGAGATATAGAATATTATCGGCGCATATGCGGTAATTGAATATGCGCCGATTTTTTTACTGCTGATGGAAATTTGCTGACTGGTTGCGTCTTAAGAAATCTTCGAGGTTTGCAGTATTTCTGATAACTGATACTTCCTTGATTTCTATGTCTCTGTCCCTTTCGTTAGGTTTTGTATAGAACCTAAGCATAATTTTAGCTATGTGGCCTTCTAGCTCTGAGCCTTTATCAAATCCAAGCTTGTTGAAGATTACTATATTGTCTTTTCCTGACTTTATTACGGGGTAGTAGCTGCTTGCCCGTTTTTCGTTTGCGCCATCAAGAATAATTCCTAGCTGAGAGTCCTCAGTTGTATGTATTACCATGCCAATCATTTCTGACTCTGATAGATCTCGGTTTACATCAAACATGACTCTTCCCTCACCGGGCTTTGCGGTATCACCTTTCTCTGTGGTGATGTGTATAATTCCTTCTTGAAGACTTGAGGCTTGCATAGATGGTAATGGTGTGAGTTTTACAAAATCTTCAACTGGTGATTTGATCGTTTTGAACTTACTTTGAGTGTACATGGCGATATCCATGCTGCTTTTCACGGATACTGAGCACTTTTTCGGAACTTTATTGACTGGAAGTCGTAATATCATCCGTTCATGAATTGGTTTGGTGCTGTAGGCGTCTTTGTTGGTTTGGCTTACGGTTTTGTTTCCAACAGTACAGCTTACTGTAACCGGGTAAGTATCTGTCCAGTAAGCATTTGGCGCCCCCATCATTGAGAACTGTATTTCAAGTCCTTTTTTTGTTTCGATTAAGTATAGAGGATATGCTTTTTGAAATGCCGCGATTCTGCGCTGTTCCGGGTCTTTATAAGCCTTGTCTCTGGTTATTGCATGCAGCGCTCTGAACTGTGCGGTTTCTAATATGTTATAGTGTGTTGGGTTTATAACCTTTGGGACAAGCTGGTACCAAGTCCAACTTCCTGTCGAGTTATAGAACTCCGGGAGTCTGTCAAGCGTACCCTTGCGCGCGCATTGGTATGCTTCGTTTAGGGCTTTATCACCAGATGCTTCTGCTAGCATATAGAGCGCCTGAAGCCCCCAAAGGTGGCCATTTAGCACATGGTACTCTTTATCCCTAGTTATCCCATTCCAGGAGTATTCTGAAATCCAGCAGGAGTCACCATCTCTCCAAAGAGATCCGCCTTCGGTTGGCTGTCGAATCATGAGTTTCGCGCTTTTCAATGCGGCTTCTCGATAGCGCTCTTCACCAGTGGCTTGCCACCCTGCAAACAGTGTCATTGGTCCGAAGAAGCCATCCATTCCTGACCACCAAGGCGCCTTGATGCCTCGGTCATAGTCAAAGCCATAGAACCATCGAGTCCCATCTGCCTCTCTAGTTGCTGGCTGATATTCATCAAGCATGAAGTCCAGTACTCTCTTTGCACTGGTCAGACTTTTTTCTTCCCCGGTTTTTTCGTGCTCCACAAGAAGTCTGAACGCTAAGAAGAATGGTCGAAGCGGATCTTTTTTGGCCGCCGTTTTTTGAAGACCTGCTTCATCGTATGAGACAGGATCCATCCAAGACCACTGGAATGGCGCTAGCTCTACCGCTGATCTCGCGGCAAGAGACTTTTGAGGGTGTTCAGCGGCGTGCAGGGAGGCTGATAGGAGCAGAAAAGCAATTAACGAGGCGGAGCGTTTCATTGGCTTGCATTCATCCATAGTTACAAGGCGGCAGAATTCTACCTGAAGTGAGGTTGTCTATGCCCATCACCGAGCAGCAACTGCTGCACATCCTCCCGAACGCCGGCCCGCAAGCCGCCGCCTGGCTGTCGTCTCCCGTGCTGTTGGTGATCCTGACCGGTAGCTAA